TTGGGGGTAATATAGGTGGTATCCACTCACGGTAATCGCCGCCAGTGTCTGGATCATCGGAACGATCCTCCTCCTCCGCTTCTGGGCCTCATACAAGCTTGCCAAGAATGGAAGCGGCCGGGCCGTCAAGAGCCGACTCCGCAGGACGATCATGCGTTGCGTCTTCTGGCCTATCTGGGTCATGGCCATTGTTGGAGGTTTCATCGGTCACTTGCTTCTGCTGGCCTGCATTGGCAAGAAAGCTCGTGAGGCGTTGAAGAGAAACGGGAAGTGAGGGTCGAAGATGAGCGGGGAAGAGACGGTCCGAGAGGAAGCGGTGCTGTGTAGCGACAAGGCGCGTCGAATTGCCTTGCGCGACAATATCCGTGACGCTCAAGCTGCAATGGCGTCAGCCGGCTTCGCTGTCGCCGATAGCACTTCGCCGTGGGACATGGTGACCCATATCCTGGCCCGCAACGCCGATCAGAAGAAGCTCGAAGACGCGCTGCGGGAGAGGCTGAAGGCGGTGGACGCCGTGCTTACCGTTGAAGTAGAGCTCATCTCAGGCAAAGCATGCCCATTCTGGCGAGAGAGTGGAGCATGTAAAGCGCGTGCTGGGTACGCGCATTGCGACAAACATGGCGAGCCCGATTCACGTCATGCGTTGCGGGAGCGTCCGCCTTGCCGTCTCGACGAAGGCCCGATCCTCGTGAAGAAGTCGGAAGAAGATAGCGGCAGTGAGGGGAACAGGGGACGCGAGGCCACCACTGCGCCCTGTCCCGGTGGTGATCGGTCAAAGGACCCTGAAAGACCGCGTTAGGGGCCCGCCAAAGGGGAGCGCAGGAACGGCTTCCACGGTCCGAAATGGCCACTGCCGCAGGAGCCCGCAAGGGCTCCGGGAGTGCTCAATGCCCGCTGGCCGCTGGATGGGGTCACTACCCCCGGCCTCATCCCGCCATCGAGCATTCCTGAAGCTCTTGCGCGGAAGAGGAGGAGAAACATGATCGACGAGCGAACCATCGTGATCGCCGGTCTCCTGTTCGCCGTGGCGGCGGTCATCGCCATCGCCATCGCCGTGATCCTTGCCATCAAGCTGCAGAAGTACAGACTGGAAATCCGCAGACTCATCGGCAAGGTCAACGGCTTCGAGATCTCCGACATCAGAGCGCATCCCGAGCTGATGGTGCAGCATCTCCGCTCTGACGCCAATCTGTGCGACTTCGCCGGCCAGAAAGACATGGCCTCGCGTCTCCGCGGCTATGCGAGCATCTGCGAACGTTGGCTGGATGACCAATCCCGGGCAGACGCACTCAGGGGGATCATGGGCGCATGAGCGATCACACAGAAGCGAACGCGCTGGCCATCGATCACATGAAACTCGTGCAGAAGATCGCCTATAGGCTCACGACAGTCCTGCCCTTGGCCATTGAGCAGGACGATCTTGAAGGCGCCGGCTACATTGGGCTTGTCCAGGCGAGTCGGTCTTTCGATCCATCGAAAGGCGTGCCATTCAGTGCATATGCCCGGCGGAGAATCCGCGGCGCGATACTGGACTGGCTACGCAAGAATGATTGGCTACCACGTGGCGAACGCGAGAAGATTGACGCCAGAGGCGAAGAGGCACCTTGCATGGTCAGCCTTGAAAAGAAGCTCTCGCGCTATGGGCATGCCGGCAAGATCATTTGCGGCCGGCACATACTGACAGCCAAGCAACGTCCTCCCGAGCATTCGACAGATGTAGACGACTTCTGGGCAACGCCGCGCGTCTGGGCGAGCCCACGAGAATGGCGCGTCCTACAGATGTATTACCGCGACGGGATGAATCATAAACAAATTGGAGCAATCTTGGGAGTGTGCGCATCCCGAGTATGCCATATGCTGCAAGCAGTGCGCGTGAAAGCGGCAAGCTGACAGAAAGGGGTCGAACATGGAGCTACAAGGCGCGAAGGTGTCAGTGAACGACGCGAACACGGGCCAGGTGATCGAGTTCGAGCTGGTACGCGTGGGGACCATGCGGGAGTTCAGGGAGCTCGTGAAGGCGCATGAGGAGCGCAGCGCCGAACTCAAGGAAGCGAATGCAGACCAACTCAAGAGAGCGCACGAATTCGCCGACCTCACGAAGGAGTTTGAGCGAACACGAGATGCCGCGGACGCCTTGAAGTCTCACGCCGACAACACAGACGTGCGGCTAGCGGAGATGGCAAGGGAGCGGGATGAGGCGAATGCACAAGTCGAGACTTTCCGCAAGCGCACCATCGCGGCTGAAGCGGAAGCGGGGGTCCTCCGCGGCGACCTAGAGATAGCGACCTTGAAGATTGCTGGTTTCCAAGAGAGCGCAAAGACCGCTACGATGGCAGTCGAAGGTGCTGCGGGCGCGCGGGATGCTGCCTTGGCCGGCGTCGAAGAGATCACGCAGCAAAGGGACGAGGCCAAGGCCTGCCTTGCGGAGATGACTCGCCAACGGGACACGGCTCTGGAGACCATAGCCGGATTACAGCGCGAGAATGAGACGCGCGAGCAAGATCAGTTTCGTGACACCGGGTTGCTTCAGAAACTCGAAGCTGACAAGTCTGCTCTGGAATCACTCATGGCCGAGATCATGGGCACTATCGGCCGATTGCGCGAGGACTAGACGTGAAGCTGATCCCCGCGCAACAGCGGTCATTCCGCCAGAGCGATGCCCGGATCAACTTGTGGGCGGGCCCTGTCCGGGACGGCAAGACCTTCGCGTCGATTCTACGATGGCTCGAATATACTGCCAAGGATGCTCCTCCCGGCGATCTCTACATGCTGGCGAAGACCATCTCCACGTTGAAGCGGAACATCATCGGCCCCATGCAGGAGTTCGTTGGCGGCGCGATGCACTACTCGTCTGCGAAGAATGAGATATCGCTCTTCGGCAGGACGATCCACACGATAGGCGCTGCGACGGAACTGGCTGAAGGCTGCCTCCGAGGAGCGACGGCTGCCGGCGCGTATTGCGACGAGGTCAGCCTCTATCCCGAGTCTGTGTGGGTTATGCTTCTCTCGCGTCTGTCCGTCCCTGGTGCGAAGCTGTTTGCCACAACGAACCCAGACAGCCCAGGGCATTGGCTGAAAGCCAATTACATGGACAGACGCGAGGCTCTGGACTTGAAGCTCTTCGAGTGGACCCTGGACGAAGCTGTCAAGACTCCTGAGAATCCAGCGGGTTTTCTCCTGCCAGAGTTCGTGAACGCGATCAAGACAGAGTATACCGGGCTCTGGCGCAAGCGGTTCATCGAAGGTCTGTGGGTCTTGGCCGAAGGCGCCATCTACGATATGTTCGACGAGGAGAAGCACATCCTTGCCGAGCCGCCATTCAAGAATCCCGATTACTACATCATCGGCGTGGACTACGGGACGGGGAACCCGACGTGCTTCGAGATGATCGGGGTCAAACGACAGCTCAAGGGTCGGCGCATGTGCTGGGCCGAACACGAATACTACCACGACAGCAAGGCCAGTTCGCGCCAGAAAACGGACGCGGAATATGCCAAGGCCATGAAGAAGTTCATCGCGAAGCACTCTCTGAGACATGGAGTCAAGCCGGTCCCCGTCTACGCGATCTACATCGATCCATCCGCAGCCAGCTTCAAGATCGCTTTGGAGCGCGAAGGCATTGCCGGCGTGACGGATGCCGACAACGATGTCTTGAACGGCATCCGGACGGTCAGCAATATGCTCTATCAGGGGCGGTACAAGCTGTGCAGGACATGCAAGCACAGCATCCGCGAGTTCGGAGGCTATGTCTGGGATCCGAAGAAATCTCAGAAAGGTATTGACGAACCCGTCAAGACGGACGATCATGCCAAAGACGCGGAGAGATACGCTCTGCACTCCCACTTCGGGTCGGATCGCATGATATGGACTGAGGCCGCATTGCGGATGTGAGAAGGTGGGCAGCTTGGTAGCACGGACCGGATTACCCACAACGAAAGACCGCGGCAACGGCAAGGCCCGTCGAGACGATGGCTGGATGAATTCGCTCACGGGGCTTGGGCTCAAAGACCGCGACAAGCGCCGCACGACCATCTTCCGCCCGCTCGGCCGCAGAGACGTTTCCCAACTCGATGGCATGTACCGCGAGAATGGGATCGCCCGCCGGATCATCGACCTTCCAGCGAACTCCATGACGCGGAATTGGTTCACACTCGTCGGCGACGAGGATGAGCGAGTCTCACAACGCATGGAGACTCTTCGGGCGCAATTCCATGTCACGGAATCGGTCAAGTGGGCTCGCCTCTATGGCGGGTCGATTCTGTTGATGGGCATTGATGATGGTCAGTTCGGAGGCAGTGACGAGCCTGATCTCACGAAGCCCGTCAATGTCGAGAATATCAAGTCGGTCAACTTCCTCGTGCCGTTCGCTGCGTGGCGTGAAGTCACGATCCTTGAGAGCAGCGTAGACAAAGACACGACAAGCGCGACGTTCGGCCAACCGACTCTCTACCAGGTGACCCCATTGCTCGGCGGCGGGCACTTCGATGTCCATGTCAGTCGGCTAATCCGTTTCGATGGCGCGTTGCTTCCGAGGTTCGTCCAGAGCTCGAATTCCGGCTGGCATGACTCTGTATTGCAGACGGCATACGACAAGATACGCCAAGTCGATACCGTCTTTGATAACGCCGAGATCATCACGCAGGACTTTGTGCAGGTGATCCTGAAGGTCGCCGATTTGGCGAATCAGATCGGCATGGGGAATGACGCTTACCTCAAAGCGCGTCTCGATGCGTTGGACCTCTCGCGTCATGTCTTGAACGCGATGCTGCTCGATGCGAAGGAAGACTACTCGAAGAATAGCAGCACCGTGGCCGGCCTCTCGGAGCTGCTTGACCGCTTTATGATGGCACTCTCTGCGGTGACCGGAATTCCGGTAACGCTTCTCATGGGCCGTTCCCCGGCCGGCATGAACGCGACCGGCGAATCCGACATTCGCTTCTGGTACGATGCAGTACAAGCCGAGCAGAATAACTCACTGAAGCCGCGCCTGGAAAAGCTCATCCGGTATCTCTTCCTCGAGGGCGGGCAAGAAGAGCCTGACGAGTGGTCGATCAAGTCCAATCCGCTCTTCCAGAAGACCGATAAGGAAGAGGCCGAGCTTTACAAGACGACTGCCGAAGCCGATGCCGTCTATATCGACCGTGGCGTGCTTGATCCGGAGGAAGTGGCCGTCGCGCGTTTCGGCGGGACTGTATTCAACACGGGCGTCGTCGATCTCGACGTGAAAGCACGCGGTTTGGAAGAGCCGACAGAGCCGGAGCCGGAAGAGGTCGAAACGGAATGAAAGGAGGATCCACAATGAACAGGATCCCGCTGTGGCCGTTCGCCTTATTCCTTATCCTCATCGCCGTTGCCGTGACGCTGCATGCCGAAGGCCCGGCCCACGACTCCGCGCAGGCGGTTGTCCTGGAAGCCGAGCGGACGGTCTCCGTGCTCGACTGCGAATGCAGTGCGAGACACGACCATCGCGATCTGTACATGAACGACTGTGGCGACCACGCCCTGGCGATTCTCGACACCGACAGGACGCACGTGGTCCAGGATCGGCACGAGAGTTCGGCAGCCTTCATCGCGACCATTCTACCGATCGACACTGCGGGTAAGCCCCGGCATCTGCTCAGTCAGGCGGTCGGCGCCGCCGGCGTCTGTTCGGCGTCGCACCCTTCGCCGATAATCGAGACGTACCCCTGCGACTGCCGCGACGCGCGCCGGCAATACCTCGGCGGCCTCGCGTGATGGAGGATGGAGCCTTCACGGGCTCCTGGGCGGTCCTCGATGGAGGGCCTCCCGGAAGTGCGTGCGGTTTCGTTGGAAGGGGAAAGGTAATGGGAGGCACATTCACAGCAAGACCTGAGAGACCGACAGAGCCGCCTCCAGCGCCGCCAAAAGGGCAGGGACTCACCGCTGCACAGTATCGCGTGGACAAGGCTCTATCCTCGGTTCGCGCATTTTCCAGAGAGCTGCATCGGCTGGATGCCAAGTGCAAGGAACAGGGTATCCACTTGTAGCAGAATGCGGTTTGATCGCGGGCTGGCCTGTCCGCAGTTGGGTCGATAGAAGGTGAGTCGTCTGGGATGGATACTGTGGGAGTTCGACCCCCCGTAGTGTCCTAGGCCCCTGGGCGGCTCACTGCCCACAGCGATGGCAGTGGCAGTCTCGCAAGTTGCAGCAGCGATCCAGGCACGCCGCGCGGCTATGGGCGGGCGCCGTCGCACGCTGCGACTGAAGCGCCCTCCTGTCTGGCGCGATCCCGCTGGCATCGAGCGATCATATACGCGGATGGTCTTGCAAGCGGCCGCGCAGATCGAGGAAGCCGTTCGCAGGATGCTTCTGCCGCAACTGCCGAGCCTCGTGGAGGAGGCTCGAAGCGTCCGTCCTGATTCCAGGAGCCTCCCCGTCTCCCAACGCCAGGACGGATGGGTCGAGCGTGCGGCGGCGTTGACATCGGCCTTGACAACTTCCTTGGCCGCGCGCACAGAGGATGTCAGCGCCGTCGCCCTCGACATCGGCCAGAAGACATCGCAATGGAATTCCGCGCAGTGGCAGAAGATTCTCAAGACGACTCTGGCTGTTGATGTCTTCCAGGCAGAGCCGTATCTGCGCGATCAGCTCAAGTCGTTTGCCTCCGAGAATACCCGCCTGATTACGAAGATGACTGACGAGGCCATTGGCGAGATCGATGGCATCGTGCAGCGCGGGATATCCGGAGGCCGGCGCGTTGAAGACATCGCCAAGGAGATTCGCGAGCGATTCCAGGTCACACGTCGCAAAGCCAAGCTCATTGCCCGCGATCAAGTGGCGAAGCTGAATAGCCAGTTGACTCAGCTTCGGCAAACGAATCTCGGCGTGTCGAAGTACGTCTGGCGCACCTCGAAAGACGAGCGCGTTCGCACCTCTCACAAGGTCATGGAAGGCAAGACTGCCGTATGGGATGACGCGACAGTCTATCTCGACGACAAAGGCAAACGGCATCCTCGCTCCGGTATTGGAGGCGTGGAGCTGCATCCCGGCGAAGACTTTCAGTGCCGATGCTTTGCTGAACCCGTTTTGGGAGATTTGCTACCAGAGGAAGCTGCCTAATAGTGAAAACGAGATCACAACGGGCCGTTGAAAACACCAACCGAAAGAATCCCGATGGGATTCTTGACCCTCTAACGGCAAGTCAGTTTGCTCAATCATGGGAACATCACGCGATCCATGAGGGCTTAGCTTACTCGGCCAGTTTCGCAAATGATCTTCCCGCAGGCGAAGACAAGTCAATCGAGATTCACATCCCGGCGCACAAGGAAATGCATCTCAAGGAAATCCGAGTCTGGACAACGGTAGGCGAAGCGTTGGTAACCCTCTTGGAGAATCCGGCTATCGGCAATCCCAGCGCAGTAGCATTGCCTGCGATCAACAGGAACCGCGCTGAAGAGCATGCCGACAAAGAGAGCTTTGTCGATCTGTTCCGAGATCCGACTGCGGTCAGTGGCGGGGAAGCACTCTTCGGCGTAAGCATCGGGGCTGGCGGCACAGGCATATCCGCAGGATCAGAGAAGGAAACCGAAGACCGCGAATGGCTGCTTGGCGACAAACCCTCTGAGAGCGTCTACGTCCTGAAGTTTGAAAGCCTGGATACGAAGGATGCTAGGCTTTCATATTCGCTCTTCTGGTATGAGATCGAAGAGGAGGACTGAATGCCCTTCCCGAACTTCCATGCGGCGCGCGTGCGGGAACTTGACCTATTCGACAAGGATCGCATGTGGCAGCTCGATCAGAAAGAAGATGGGGCGATCCTATTTATAGGCGGGCAGCTAAAGACCGATCCGGGCGGTCCGTCTGTACTACAATCCATACGATTCTCAAAAGAGAAGTTCACGCCGGGAGCGGCGAAACTATGGCTTGCCGATCACGATAAGAAGTTCATCCTATTCGAGGAGGCGAAGAAGGAGGACTCCGACGATGGCGAGGAATGCCGCCGCTTCGATCATACTCCTGCAGGGAAGGTCGAGCGCACCGACGATGGTTTCTTGATCGCCAATGCCGTCGTCACAAGGGCCGGTGTATTCAAGTACCGCATGCCGGATGGTTCGGTCCGGCATGAGTTCCGGTGCCCGTCTGAGGTCTTCAAGACCGATAGCATGAAGACCGCAGAGATGCTGCCGATCACCAACGATCATCCGAAGGACTTTGTGACGCCATCCAATGCGAAGCAACTGACTGTAGGGCTCACTGGCGAAAACGTAAGGCAAGACGGAATGAATCTGCGGACGCCAGTGAAGATCACGACCGACGAAGGCATTGCGGCTGTCAACCGCGGCCAGAAGGAACTCAGCCTTGGCTACAAGTGCCGGGTAGTCAAGTGCGATGGGGAATTCGATGGCGAGTCGTTTACGCACAAGCAGACTCGCATCCGGTACAACCACCTTGCTCTGGTATACGCCGCCAGGGCAGGCCATCAAGCTACGCTGCGCCTTGACGGCGCAGATGCCGTTATGGTGAGCCCTGACATTGGAAAGGAGCCCAAGAAAATGGGTGACAAGGTCAGGCTGGACAACGACATCGAGTACGACTGCGCGCCGGAGGTAGCAGTCGAATTCGGTAAGCTCCGGAAGGACCGCGCGGAGCTGCAGTCGAAACTGGATAGCGGGTCCAAGGCGACCGAAGAGCTGCAGGGCAAGCACG